CCCGGTCCTTCCGTCCAAACGACGAGTTCGTGAAGCTGCACGCCGCCAACGCCCGGGGCTTCTACACCCCGGACGACCTGAGGGACCAGTACCCGGCCCTGGCCGAGAAGGTCATGCAGGGAAGGGGGGACCAGAGCGGCCTGGAGGGCGAGGTGGAAGGGATAGGGGAGAGCGATACGGCGATACGGGAAGCCATCGAAAACGCCTAGCATAGAGGGACACATGAAGGAAACCAGAAAGATCAGCGAACTGCGCGGCTGGGAAAAGAATCCTAGAGGGATAAAGAAGGACGCCTTCGAGCGCCTGAAGCGCCAGGTATCGACCCTGCCCGAGTTCAAGCCGGTAGTCATCACCCCCGACGGCGAGGTGATAGGCGGCAACATGAGGCTCAAGGCGTACCAGGCTTTGGGACACAAGGAGGTATGGGTAAGCGTGGTCGAGCCGAAGGACGAGGCCCAGAAGGTAGCCATAGCCCTTGCCGACAACGACCGGGCCGGGTACTACGAGGAGGAGGGCCTGGCCGAGCTATTGGCAAGCGTCCCTGACCTCAACCTGGAGGACTACCACCTCGACCTCGGCAAGACCCTGAGCGCCAAGGACTTGCTGGACAGGTTCGGACCGAGCATGAACGCCGAGGACGACGGCTTCGACGCGGGTGCGGCCTACGCCTCTATCGACGAGGCCGAAACCAAGGAAGGGGACACCTACCGCCTTGGACGCCATACGCTGAGGTGCGGAGACTCGACCAAGACCGAGCAGGTGAGCGCCCTGATGGGAGGAGTACGGGCGGACATGATGTTCACCGACCCGCCCTACGGCGTTTCCTACGGCTCAGGCAAGAAGGGCGCAATACTCGGCGACCTCACCCAGACCGCCATACCCCTGAGCTTCAAGGCAGCCATAGAGCAGGCGCTGAATGACGACGCCCGGTTCTACCTGTGCGGCGGCTCGCTCAATGCCCCGATGTACTGGAGCTTGTTCGACGCCTATACCCAGGCAACCCCGATAATGATCGTCTGGCGCAAGGAGTCGTTCGTCATGCGACCCAACAACTACCATAGCCAGTACGAGATCATCTACTTCGGGTGGAAGGGCAAGGGAGGCGGACCGAAGTACTGGTACGGCGACCGCAAGGCGTCCGACATATGGGACATTCGCAGGGACAATTCAGCGGACTACCTGCACCCTACCCAGAAGCCGATAGAGATACCGGCCAGGGGCATAACCTACAGCTGCCCCAAGGACGGCACGGTCTACGAGCCCTTCTGCGGCTCAGGCTCGACCCTCATGGCCTGCGAGCAGCTGGGTCGCACCTGCTACATGATGGAGCTAGACCCCCGCTACTGCGACGTGATAGTCAAGAGGTGGGAGACGTTCACCGGCGAGAAGGCCGAGCTACTAACAAAAAAGGATCAATAATGGCAAACCCCCGACCGAGCAACCCCATAAAGAAGGGAGAGACACGCAACCCCAACGGACGGCCCAAGAGCGGAAACTCCATAACCGAGATAGCAAAGCAGTTCCTAGAGCAGATTCCCGAGGGCCAGGAGAAGACCTACAAGGAGATATTCTTCGAGAAGGTCTACAAGAAGGCGGTGATCGAGGGTGACATAGCCGCCCTGAAGCTTGTGTGGAACTACGTGGACGGCATGCCGAGCCAGCCCGTGGACATAACCTCTAAAGGCAACCAGATAGGAGGCATGAGTGCAGAAGAAGCGGCGGCCAGACTCTCAGAGCTTGACGGAGAAGGTACAGCTTAGGGAGCGCCTGTTCTTCCTGGACCGCTGCGTACCGAAGGCCGGTGCCTCTCCCGAGGAGTCGGCCGAGTGCTGCATCCGGTTCGTGGACACCTTCTGCTATACCTTCGACCCCAAGCGCGAGCCCTACCACTTCCGCTTCAGGCTCTTCCCGTTCCAGCGCGACCTCGTGCGCCAGCTCGTGCGCTGCGTCATGCTCGGGGAGGACGTCATGGTGGACAAGTGCCGGGAGATGGGAGCCACCTACACCGCCCTGGACGTCCTGCTCTGGTTCTGGCTGTGCGTACCCGGCTCCAACTTCCTGCTCGGCAGCCGCAAGGAGGACGCCGTCGACAACACCAAGGCCGGCTCCGACACCACCAACAAGGAGGAGAGCCTGTTCGGCAAGCTTGAGTACACCATCAACCGCCTCAGTCCCGCGGCCAGGCCGGAAGGCTTCGATACCAAGCGCCACATCGGCTACATGAGCCTGGTCAACCCCGCCCTGGGCAACGTCGTCTCGGGCGAGAGCGCCAACGACAACTTCAGCCGGGGGGGACGCCAGAAGGCCATCCTGCTCGACGAGTTCGCCTTCTGGGACAGCGACGCCTCGGCCTGGGGCTCCACCGCCGACACCACCAACTGCCGCATCGTCCTCACCACGCCCGGCATCCGCCCCTCCAAGGCCAAGCGCCTGCGCTTCGGGACCGACGGGGAGGAGATCAGGGTCATCACCCTGCGCCACGACCTCGACCCCCGGAAGGACGCCGCCTGGATAGACCGGGAGCGCAAGCGCCGGAGCAAGGAGGACTTCGCCCGCGAGATCATGATCGACTGGGAAGGGTCTCTCACCGGCATCGTCTACCCGGAGATCGCCTACGCATCCAAGGGAGACTACCCGTACGACCCGCGCTGGCCCCTGTACTGCGGCTGGGACTTCGGCCTGGACGGCATCTCCATCGGCTGGTACCAGACCAACCCGAACAGCAAGAGGCTGCGGATGGTGGACTACTACCAGAACGCCGACCGCCCCATCCAGTTCTACTACCCGTTCCTGGGCCGTCCTGTCGACGAGAGGTACGCCTCCCTGTACACAGTGGACGACATACGGGCCATGCGGGAGCTCAGGATACTGAGGAACCCTACCCACTACGGAGACCCCGACGTGGGCAAGAGGAGCCTGCTGACCGGCACCTCGACCCGCCACGAGCTGTCCAAGGAGGGCATAGACGTGCTGTGCAACACCATGGCCAACGACTTCGCATCCAGGAGGGAGCAGGCCAAGATAACCCTCCAGGGCGGCCTCGAGGTCAACGACACGCCCCGGACCCGCCAGTGGCTGCTGTGCATGGAGAACGCCCGCTATCCCCAGCGCTCCGACTCGTCCCAGGCCACCTCCGCCGTGACCCTCCCGATCCACGACTGGACCAGCCACGGCCGGACCCAGTTCGAGTTCCTGTGCGTCAACCTCAACCTCGGGACCGGCAGCGCGCCCACCGGAAAGGTGCTGCGTCCCTCGTCCGAGCCGTCCGTGCGCACCCGCCCGACCTTCGACATAGGCCGGGGCGGGGAGACCGTTCCCGACGACATCCTGGGCCGGGTGCTGTCGGCCTTGCCAAAGAGCCGTCCGTAGCCCATACTTTCCCTATGATCCACAACGACGAGAAGGAGCCCATCACGGTCATGCTGGACTACCGCCCCGAGCGGAGGGTCAGGCCCTTCTACTGCGTGCGCTGCGGGAAGTGCGTCTGCGAGATAACCGGCGAGCCGCGGGCGATCATCCCGGGCTACCCCACGCAGGGGGAGCTGGACGAGATGGGGGCCACCCACGTCGCCCGCTGCGGGGGAACCATCTACCTAGGGCACGACCGGCGCCTGCGCTGCACCGCCCGCTACATATTCAACTAAGCGATGGCCGAACACGACGAAACCCGCATCCCGACCCAGGCCGGACCCGTCACCCAGACGCCCGAGCTGTCCCTGTCCCTGGACGACTCCGACCTGCTGGACCTTATCCAGCGCAAGCGGGACGAGTACGAGGCCCTGCTGTCCGAGAAGAAGGTCAGGGACCGTTCCGAGAGGATGGTGCGCTACTGGAAGGGAACCCAGGAGGGCTCCAAGAGGACGGGCGCCCCTGAGAAGGCCTACCGCAACAACGTCATCCACCGCGACCTCGCCACCCGCATCCAGAACGCCACCGGCCGCATGCCGGACATCGTGGTGATGAGCCCCAGCCAGGATTCCGACCCGTCCGTGAAGGAGCAGACCCGCCAGGTCGAGGAATGGCTCTCCATCCGCCTCGACTCCGACGCCACCCGGCGTCTCGCCCAGGGCGCCGTACGGGACAACCACCTGAAGCTGCGCGGCATCTGGGGCTACCGCTACGACCCGTTCCGCAAGGACGCCGTCATCGAGCGCAAGCGCCCCGACGACATCATCCTGGACGCTACCGCCCGGATACCGGAGGACGGGTACACCTGCGATAACATGGAGTACATCGGCGAGTGGGTGGAGGACTTCACCTCGTCCGCGCTGGCCCGCTTCCCGGACAAGGCCTCCGAGCTCCTGGACGAGCTTGACCGCGAGGCCCGGGCCAAGAACGCCCCCCGGTCGTCCAAGATACGCTACCTCATGTCTACCGCCCGCGTCTCCAAGGAGGACGGCACGCCCGCCCTGATACTCGTCTACTCCTACAACCGCATCCTCCTGTCCAAGGCGCCGCACCCGTACTGGGACGAGCGCGAGGGAAGCGCCCAGGAGTTCGGCGAAGTCCCTGAGAACGTCCTGCATCCCGACCTGGCCGCCGCCCTGCCCGGCTTAGGCCTGAAGGCCCCCCTGAAGAAGTCCAGGCGGTTCAACCACTTCCCGTTCCCGCGCATGCCGTACAGCGTGTTCTCCGGCGAGAACCTGGGCGACGGCCCCCTTGACGACACCACCGTCGTCGAGCAGGCCCTTCCCCTCCAGGACATCGTCAACGTCCGGGGCGACCAGATTACCGCCATCAACGACTGGGCCATCCCCAAGGTGGTCGTTTCCACCTCGGCCATGACCGAGGAGAAGGCCTCCAGCATCAGCCGCGACCCCTCCGAGATCGTCACCGTCAAGGTTGAGGCCGGCCAGAGCGTCGAGTCCGTGTTCTCCACCTTCACCGGCGAGGCGGCCAGCCCGGCCCTGTACGGCGACCTGGAGAAGGCGGTCCAGGCCATCGACTCCTTCTTCTCCACCAATCCCGTTACCCGGGGCGAGACGGTGACCCAGGAGTCCGGAGTCTCCAAGCAGATCAGCCGGGAGGGCGACCTCTCCAGCGCGGACGACATCGCCCAGACCATGGTCCAGCGGCCCGTCGAGGAGGCCGCCAACTGGCTCGTACAGCTGGCCAAGATCTACTTCGACGAGCCTACCGCCGCCACTTCCTACGGATCGGACAGGTCGCTGCGCAAGGCCTCCGTGAGCCGGGACATGATACCGGACGACATGCAGATCGTGGTCAAGGCCAACGCCGTGGACAAGATGACCCAGCGCAACCTCATGATGAACCTGGTTACCTCCCAGGGGGTCGACCCCTACAACCTGTACCAGGCCCTCGGATTCCCCAACCCCAAGGAACTGACCGTCGACCTGATCAACTTCCTGAACAAGGAGTCGGACGGCGGCCTGAAGTACCTGGACGGCATCGGAGCCAACCCCGCCGCGCCCGCCAACGAGCAGAACGAGGGCCAGGGAGACTCCCCGACGCCCCCGCCCGCGCCGCCCCAGGTGCCGCAGCCTCCCCAGGCCGGACCGCCTCCCGGACCCCCGTCCGTGCCGCAGGCCCCTCCGGAAGCCCTGCCACCCCACTAGCATAACCATAACCTATGGCACAAAAGAGGGCGCGGAAGCCCAGCGAGCCACGCACTGAGAGGAAGGACGACCTTGAGGCCGTCTTTTCGGACGTACTGGAACCGGAACCCTTGGCGGCCCCTCCGGCGGCCCGGGAGGAGCAGGAGGAGGCCGTTCCGGTGGGAATAGACGAGGACGAGTCTGCCTTCGCCGGCATCCTGGGGACCCCGGTCCCGAGGGCCGCAGCGGCTCCGGCGCAGGAGCCCCCGCACCCGCCGCCCGAGGAGGCGTCCGCCGGCACGGTCGACGGGTACATAAGGGACAAGGTGCTGCGCGAGATGTACGGCACCGGGACCCCGAGCGAGCACGACAGGATATTACTAGCCATAAAGAGACTGCTATGACCGAAGAGGAACTGTTAGCCAAGATCGCGGACCTGGAAAGCAAGGCGTCGGGGGTGGAGTCGGCCAACGCCCGGATAGCCGAGCTGGAGGCCAAGGTGAGCCCTCCCGTGCCGGATCCGGACGAGACCTACCGGCCCAAGACGTGGAAGGAGCTGGACGAGCGCGAGAGCCGCAAGGCCGAGGAGGCGGCCCTGAAGGTGCTGGAGAACGCCCGGAAGAAGGAGGAGGAGGAGAAGAAGCGCCAGGACGAGCTGGTGGCCGAGCAGGACCGTAAGATCCAGGACGCCTTCAAGAAGCTGGAGGAGGAGGGGGTCATCGAGCCTACCAAGGACGTGTCCGACAGGGGGGGCTGGCAGCGCAAGCAGATCCTGG